AACTATGACTGGAATAACTCAAGCACCAACCAAGACTTAGAGTATGATGGTTCTATTTTTGTAGGTGATGCACTAGATTGTAGTAATCCTTTAAACGATACAAGCTGTTTTGGATATTGGGATGCTTATGATAATCAACAGTGTGACCTTGACCCACAATACGGTCCTTTCTGTCAAGGGTATAAACAAGAAGATTCAGTAGCTTACTACGAAGAAGAGCCTGACTATGGGTATCAAGAAGAACCAGAACAGTTTGGTTATGTGGAAGAGTTAGAGCAGTTTGGTTATGTAGAAGAACCTATGTTTGAACAAGAGTACGAAAGTTTTGAAGAGCCAGAGTACACCTATGAAGAAGAAATAATCTTTGAGCAGATGTTTCCACAAGAAGAACACCGTGAATCTTTTGAAGTTACACAAGACTTTCAAAGGGAAGAAGAGATGTTTATGCCAATGGAAGAACCAATGCTAGATGAGTTTATCTTCCAAGAAACATTTTTAGTTGAAGACTTTGCAGAACCTGAAACGTTTATAGAATTAGAAACTGTAGAACAATTGGAGGAATGGTTTGAGGAAGAGACAAGGATGGAAGAAGAACTTGCGTATGCAGAGGAGCCGGAAGAGGAGTTTCTTGAAGAAGTCTTTGAAGAAGAAGCTGTAGAAGAAGTGTTTGAGGACATCGAAGAGATGCGTGAAGAGATGGAAGAAGAACGTATAGCTGAAGTAGAAGAAGAAAGACAAGAAGAACTACAAGAAGAAGAAGTAATGATAGGTGATATACGACCAGAAGGTAAGAGTTCCATTAGTAGAGACATGGCACTGAACGTTGTCTCGTCTACTTTAAGAACAGCTCAAGCTAGTGTTAGTGGAACTACATCAGGAAATTCTGTACACGCTACAGGTGGAACGACAGGAGCTTCTAGCGTATCATCGTCTAACTCAGGTGGTGGTATGAGTACAAGTAACTCACCTAGCATGTCAGCACAGTTTACATCTTCTACTGCACAGAACAATCAAGTATTAGATATGAGTACAAGCTTTAGTGTTAGTAACTCTACAAGCTCTGTAAGCGTTGAAGCTGAGACAGTTGAGACAACCAATGTCGTAGTTAGTGTAACGCCTACTGAAACTTTACAAAGTCAAATAGATGTATCAGTCTCAACAGATGCATCAGCTACACAGGCTGAACAAACAGTAGCCAACGTGATAGCTCAAAACTTACAAGCGGCTCAAGATGATGTTGAAGCTCAACAAGAAGAGACAGGAGAGTACGGGTCAGAGAATACAATCATAGCTTACATGGGGTTTGTACCTAACTTTAACAGTTATAGATTAATAGAATTACCACAGAAAGAACTTTGGTATGAGCCTAGAAGTATATACGCTAACAACATGTTGACAGATAACACGCAAGGCTTTTATGAAATGGCGGGACAGAGTTTAAACACCCTGTCTCAAATGAAAGAACTACAACCTAACTTATAGGAGAACATTATGAATTGGTTTGAAAATAAAACAACACAGCTTATAGCATTAGCCGGGATTGTTACAACCCTTGCAGGGTTTGGATACACAGGAGCTACCTACGTTAATAGGATAGATAATCTAGAAGCACAGATAGGTGGTATCGGGGATACTGAATCAGCACAAAAGATTATTGAAGAAAGGTTTGCATCTATTGAAACATCGGTTAAGTTCTTAGAGAAAGAACTTGATAACATTAATATCCCAGATGTTACTGAAATAAAAACTGATATAGCTACAATTAAAGCTGACCTCCAGAGTCTAGAAAAATCTATTGATAAACTAGAAACTGGAAATCCACTAGCGGGTTAGTTATTTTAAAACGTTTAACTCTCGTTGAAAGAAAGCATGTAAGTCTCCAAGCTTAGTCTTCCCGTTACGTAAGATTGATTTAATTAAATCTCTCTCATCTTTCGGAAAGATTTCATCTACCATATTCTCAGGTAATATACTAAACTCTGTGACTATTTCGTTTTTTCTAGTAAGAAGAACTTTAAAACTTACCAGGTTAGCTTCACTTTTATTAACCATTATGTCTCCAAGTTTGCAAATGTAATTTTATCTTGTCTACCACGTAGTCCTGCTTTCATATAAGAAGTTGCACGACCTTCAAAGAAGTTCTGATGTTCAACACCCATCACTTCATCTAACCACCCAAGAGGATTCTCTCGTTGGTCGTAGTTAGTTTTTAATCCAAGCTGTAGTAATCTTCTATCAGCAATGTATCTGTTGTAAGCATACATATCTTTCTTAGTAAGTCCTTCAAGGTCTCCCATGTCAAACACTAGGTCTAAGAACTTGTCCTCAAGGTCTACCATCTGTCTACATATCTCATAGATTTCTGCTTTGAAATCATCTGTCCATATATCAAGGTTCTCTTGGATAAATTCCCTAAACAATTTAGTCATAGCTTCAACGTGCATTGACTCATCACGGATAGAGTAAGTAACAATCTGTCCCATACCTTTCATACGTCCGAAGCGTGGGAAGTTTAACAAGATTGCAAAGCTACTAAAGAGTTGTAGTCCTTCTGTAAAGGCTGAGTAGACTGCTAAAGTTTTCGCAATGCTCTGTCTATCAGACTTAGTAGTTTTGATGTTATGTACATACTCGTGTTTGTTAGACATCTCTTCGTACTCTGCAAAGGCTTTGTACTCTATCTCCGGCATACCTACTGTATCAAGTAGTAAGCTGTAAGCATGTTGATGAATTGATTCCATGTTTGCAAAAGAACCCATCATCATTCTAGCTTCAGGCTTTCTAAAGATACGCATGTATCTATCAACATAACCTGCTCCTACATCTACATCAGACTGTGTGAACAGCCGGAAGATTTGTGTGAGTAAGTTCTTCTCGTTAGGCTTCATCTCCTGCCAATCTTTGACATCGGTATGAAGAGGTACAGACTCAGGCATCCAATGCATTTGATTCTGTAGTACATAGTAATCGAACATCCAGGGATTATCGAAAGGTTTATAATGGTCTCGTGTATCTAGTAAGCTCATGTGTTCTCCGTGTTAAATTTTCTAATTAAATATTTTAAATTGTTGATTACATAACCTGCGTAATCATTGGTTTGTGCAAAGGGTCCTTTAGTTTCATCTATGTAGTCAACCCACATTCTACTAGTGAACCCTTTAAATTCAGGTGTAAGTATGTTATTAAATTCTTCTTGTGTCATTTATCCCTCACACGCTATGCATTCAACTTCATCTAGCTTGATGCGTTGAACTTTGTTATTAACATTCTCTGCATTTCTAGCAGCATTGGTTCTAAAGTAATACAAAGACTTAAGCTTATTCATTCCATACCAGTGTACATCATTAACGTACTGCATGTAGTCATCGTGTACTTCTTGTGACTCGGTAGCTGTAGGGATTGTAAAGAATAAATTAACTGACTGAGCCTGACAAATAAACTCTTGACGTTTAGAAGCATGTTCTATAATCCAAATCTGGTCAAGCTCGTTAGCTGTTTTAAATATTTCTTTCTCATCATCAGTAAGAATATCTAAATGCTGTACTGAGCCTTCGTGTCCAGCTATGTCTTTCCATACTTCTTTAAGCTCATCTTTGGTTAACTTCTTGTCCGAGAACAAGTCTTCTAAGTATCTGTTCTTTACTTGATACGAGCCTGAAAGAGTTTTGTGTGTATAAACGTTAGCCCTGTATGGCTCAATCGAAGGAGATGTCCCACCACAAATAATACTAGAAGAGGCATTAGGAGCAACAGCGAGAAGGTGAGCATTCCTACGCCCACTGCCACTGATGTCAGGAGCTTCTCCACGTTCGTCTGCAAGTCGTTCAGATGCTTTGGAAGCTTGTCCCTTAATATGCTTGAACGCTTTGTGATTAAATCCCGTAGCGTATATACCCTCAAAAGGTAAGCTGCGTGATTGGAGATACGAATGGAATCCCATCGCACCAAGACCCAACGACCTTTCTCTGTAAGCAGAGTAGGCAGATTTAAGAAAGCCTTCTTTGCCCGGCTTAATATGTTTTTGAAACCTTTTAAAGTTTGCATTGTATTCTCCTAGGTTATCTGTGTCGACAGCGTTGTCAATGTAATGTTGTAAAACATTGTCGAGCATGGTTATTAAATCTTGTATAAACATAGGGTTCTCTGACCAATCATCAAAGTATTCTAAGTTTACACTGGACAAACAACACACGGCTGTTCGTTCTTCGTTGGTGGCTAAGGTTATTTCAGAACATAGGTTGCTCTGTTTAATCTCTAAGCCCAAAGCTTTCTGTTCTTTAGGGAGAGCTTCGTTACATGTATCAATGTTAATCATGTAAGGCTCACCTGTCTCTGCTCTAGCATTAATCATCTGCCACCATAGGTCTCTAGCACTAACAACCTTAACAGCTTCATGTGTCTTAGGGTCTATCAGTCTCCAGTCTCCATCAACTTCAACAGCCTGTAAAAATTCATTGGTGAGGTTAATACCGTTGTGTAAGTTTAAACACTTCCTATTAATATCTCCACCAGATTCTTTACGCATGTTAATAAATTCTTCAATCTCTGGATGGCTGATGTCCATGTATGCGGCATACGAACCTCGTCTTGTTACGCCTTGATTGAAGGCTAACATCTGAGAATCAACTACATGCATGAAAGGAATAGAACCAGTAGACTTACTGCCGTGAGCAGTAGGTATACCGTTACTCCTAATGTCTCCCCAATATCCACCAATACCTCCACCTGAACTCGCCAACCATATGTTCTCATCAAAATGGTCTGATAAACCACCCCGACTGTCAGGAACATAATTGAGGAAACAGCTAATAGGAAGCCCACGACTAGTTCCCCCGTTGCTAAGTATAGGAGTGCTAAACATGAACCAACAAGCGGAGCTGTAGTGGTAAAGCCGTTGAGCCAATTCAAAATTTGTGACCCCTTTGTACGTGGCTCCAAAGATGGAGGCTCTTGCGAACGCTTCTTGTGCATGTGTTTCATTCTCCCATAAGTATCTATCCTTGAGTGTATCAAGACTAAATTTATCTAAGTTTTTTTCGTTGCTGTAATTAATTTTAATACCAAGGTATTCCTTAATACCAACTTTATCTTCAACCATTATGTGTTCTCCTGGTTATGTATGTCTAACATTATAACAGTATAATGTAGAATTTTTAATAAATCATTTCTATTTTTACCATCTTTATTTCCATAGCGTTTAGCGTACTTCATAATGTTACCCATCGCAAAGCCCTCACCGTGTCCCGAATCAATAATAACATCGGTAGCTTGATATTTATCGGATGCATAATGCTCACTGTACGTACCATCAATGTATGCTTTAAGTTCTTGTAAGCTTTTGTCTTCATTAAATTTATAGTTCATTGTTTCTCCAGTCATCAGGTAAAGTATCTTCACTGTACCATGTAAAATTATTTGTCTCTGCCCATTCAGCATGAGTTCTTTTTGTGCCGTCTTTTCTTACAGTAGCTCCCGGCATAGGGGCGTAAGGTTTTTGAAACAAAAAGACTAACTCCATGTAGTCCTTGTTTAAAACTTTTCTAATATGTATGTACTTACTGTACTCAGCGTGGTCCCAGAATCTACCCTTTGCTTCAAGTAAAATTGTTTTACCATTTATCTTCTTTACAAAGTCAGGTTCGTATTTATGTTGTATGACATATTCTATTCTATCCCAATGATGTTTCCAGTCTTTCAGAATGGTTTGATGAATGTCATACTCCCATGTACTGTCATACCCTTTAGGTACTCCAGTCTTTTTAGGTCTTGGTTTTCTAGGTACTCGTTTCAATGTAACACTCTAGTATTTCTAACCGTAACTTCACAGTTTAAAATTAAAGCCAACATCTCAAGAGATTCAGTATCTATATTATCAAGAGACTCATTCTCTTCTTGTAACACTTTACCTAATTTAATTATTGCATTTTCTAAATCAGTTTTCATTAGTTAAGTCCTCGACAGTTATATCGTTTATAGTTTTATGTTTAAGTAATTTTTTAATTTTTTTATTAATCCACTTTAAAGAAAAAGCAGACAACATTAATTTACCATTAGTATAAATATGAGTATCTTTAGGAACTAAATTATATGCTTGTTCCATTGTAAGTTTCTTTGCTTCTTCTTCTGATACCAGAGTTTTTACCCAGTCAATTAAAAGAACTAAAGATTTTTTTCTTATAAGTTTTGTTTGTCTTCCGTTCATAGTACCTCCTGTACATTAGGAATTTTCTTTATAGTTGTAAAGTATACAGGACCTGTTGAGTATTGAAACCCTCTTAGCCCTTGTCCATCGTTTGAATCTTTGTGACATTCAAACTTATAAGGACACCAAGTACAACCTCTAGCTAACTTCATGTTACCTGCTTTGCCTTCTGGTATAGGTTCATAACAAAACTCAGGTGGTTTCTTTTTCTTAACAATAGACTTAATAGATTTAATACGTTCTTTAATATTAGGTTTGTCTAATTCTTCTGGCTTAAACAAAGTTAGTTCTCCTGTCTCTTTATTTAAAACTAAAAACCCACCGTTGTTTGTACCTTCTGCTTCTTCATACCCTGCAAGTTGTGCCAAGTATCCAAAGTTATCTTGCTCTGCTAGTGTCCCGTCTTTGAATTTCTTAAACGCAAAACCAGAAGCTGTCTTTACATCTACTACTTCACCATCAATCTTACAATCCATATGACCCTTGATTCCACTAACAGAAATTTCTTTTTGTTCAGAGTCAATCTTATGCCCGGACATTTTAACAAAGAATAAAACTAACACTTCAAGTAAGTGTCCGTATAAAAATTTAATCATAGTACTAGATTCTAATTCTCTAGCAGAAACGTTTTTAGAATTCATATCATACCACAGCTGACGAGAAGGCTTCCCGATGTTAGACATTCTTAATGTATTAACATTAGCTTTGTCTGCACCACGAGGAGTAGCCCAATGTTTTAAAGCACTAGCCATGTCTTCACCAAAGACTTTTAAATCCTGGTCGGTTAGTTTAATATCCTTACCTTTAGTTAAGGTAGATATAGTAGAGTAAATATCATCTACTAATGTATCTAGGTTTTTATTTTTTGGCATCTTCAAACTCCTTGAATGCTTTAATTACATCTGATGAAAAAAGCTTTTGTAAATTAACTAAATACATTTGACTTGCATTGTGGTCTCCACCGGATACAGTTTTAAATGTATCAAGCTTATCAACAATAGTTCTAAGAACATCTGTTTTAAACACAAGGGTGCAGTACTCGTTGTCTCCGATACAAAGATTGTGAAACCAATAGTCTGACTCAGTAGCTTTAATACCAGAAGGTTTACCATAGCTTTGATATTCAATAGCTATGTTTCCTGTCTTCATCCACATACCACGTTCTGATTTAACTTCTATCTTTTTATCTTGTAACATTGCTGCTACTTTATCTTCTCTAACTGTACCATACTTCAAGTCTAGGTCAAACTTCTTTCTGTTTTCTTTTGTTGGTTTCATAATTTTTTATTTAAGTTAATAGTACGTTACTCTGTGTAAATTAGAAATTAATTTACTTTGAGGGCTTTCATAGTTAAGAATATTTTTAACAGTAACTTCTACATCTTTATGGTTATCTATTATTTTTTTTGCTTTAGTTAAATCTATTTTAAACCACTCACTAGATTGTTCTTCACTAGCTTGATTTAACTTACTCAATAAAAAATATTCTGCTCTTGTATAGTTTTTAAATTCTTTTTTATATTCTAATTTAAAATTTCTATAAGGAGTACTTCCATTAAAACTTGATAGTCTTTTTTCCGTATCAATAGCTTTACCTAACTTTACCCAACCTTTAAAAGAAGGATTAGTTATGCAATATACAAATCCTTTTCTAGGTTTTTTATTTAACATTTTATATAAATAACGAAGTCTGTTTTTCCTAGCTCTGTTAGTATGCTTACAAAGCTTAGTACAATAGTTACGTTTGCCTGTTCCTTTTACTTTTGTTCCTATCGGAGAATGAAAATATATTTTATTACATATTTTACAAACATTTTTTAATTTTTTAATATCTACATTATAGAAATTAGCAATCTGATTGTTACCTTTTAATTTTTTCCAAAGACCTGGTTTCGATATTGTCTTGTTGGTGTTTTCTTTTATAAAAAAAGCTGCTTCCTCTAAAGATATACCTGTTTTAATCCATTCGTATGCAACATATAATATTTTTAATTCGTCAGAAACGGGTTTTAAATATCCATCTATTTCACTAAGCTCATATCCAAAGGGAATCGTAGATGTTTTTCTTTTAATATAAGGAACTTTATACTCTTCATTTTTTTTATTTTTATAATAAGAACAAACACAAGAGTTACATATTTTTTTGTAACCTTGCATATTACTCGAATAACAATTGCCTTTAGGTGTTGTTTTTTCACTGCCTTCAATTAGGACAACATTACACACTCTACATTTTTTAGTGGGTTTCACTCCAATTACCTCCTACTTTGTATTCGCCATCCATAGGACAACGAAGGTTTAAATGTTCTCCTGCTTTAATTAAACTATTAACAGCAAGTTCTCCTGCAAATTCTGCTTGTGATTCTTTTACTTCTATCTGCCACTCATCATGTATGTTAGCAACAAACTTATAATCAATTGTGTTTAGTTTTAATAGCTCATCTAAAAGAACCAAACCTTGTTTCATAAGGATAGCACCACCGCCTTGAAGCAGTGTGTTAAGTGCTGCATGTTTATGTCTAAGAAATATTTTACGTCCGTCTAATCCTTTGAGGAAACCTTTTGTTGCTGCTCTTTCAACACGACTTTTAAGAGCTTTAAATGGTGGGTTACCACTGAGAAAACGTTCTCGCAATCTTCTACCTTCCTCTCTATTTCCACCAACCACGCTTCCAATTTTTTCATCCCCTGCTCCGTAGATGAGGGCATAGATAAAAGTTTTTGCCTGGTCTCTTGATTTAAGTCCAGCAAGGTTTTGGTTAACTGTGTGAATGTCTCCGTTAATGATTTCATTTATGTACTCCTCGTCAGCCATATAGTGTGCTAACATTCTTAATTCTAATTGACTTGCATCTACACCCACAAGTTTATAACCCTCTGGTACTATCCAACAAGACCTACATTCTTTACCGAAGGGACTGTAGACTGCAGGAACTTGAGCCATGTTAGGATTTCTGTGTGCCATCCGACCTGTAATAGCACCGGTACATAAAACAGAACCATGTACTCTGTTGTCTTTAGCAGCAGCATCTATCCACGACTCAACTTGAGCTGCTCTTTTTTGTAAGAGTAAAAACTCTGCTATGAGTTGAGCTTGTGGAATGTGTTGAATTTTTTTAAGAGTTCCTTCATCAACTATGGCTTGTCCTGTTGTAGTAAACCTATTAGGTTTCCAACCAAAGTCTTTTAAGTATGCACCTATTTGTTGGCGAGAACCTAAGTTAAATTCTTTTAATTCTTTACGCATGAAAGGAGACATGTTGCCTGTCTTTGTTATCTCTTCATATTCATACAAGCTTAGACCAGACTTAGATAACGTCCCGTCTTTTTTAAACTTAGGTACAACTTGTTTAACATCAATCCACTTAGGTTTAAATGTTTCATGTACTTCTTTTTCAACCTCGGCTTTTCTTTTATTCAATGAACTTAAAAGAAACATAGCTGCTTGTTCATCAAAAAGAAAACCATTGTCTGTTTGCTCTTGTAAAATTTGTGAGGTTTTATGTTCTAAATTAATAGAGGCTTTAGAAAATCCAGGGCTTTCTTTTCTTAAATGTTCTAAGACTTTTTTGTTTACTCTTACATCTTGAATACAGTACGCCAACATCTCTTCACTAAAAGAATCAAACTTAGGCTGTACTCCTTTAGCACATTTTAAAAACCAACCCCATTTTTCTAAGCTGTGTCCTCCCCTCTCGTGGGGTGAAAGAGTCTTGACAGGGTCAAGGTATCAATGACTTCTGCATACGCAGATAAATCCACCCCCGAAAGTTTTTTAATAACAGGTATATCAAAGCCTATGATGTTATGTCCTATAAGTTTATCTGCCTTAGACAGAAACTCGATGCCTTTGTCTATCTCATTGGGGCTAAAAGAATAAACATTATCGTCCTGGTCAATCGCAACGATACACCAAATTTCTGTCGCAGCAGGTATCTTAACCTCTACATTTTTCTTGAGGTCTGTATCATAAACCTTTTGTTTAGAATCAAACAGCAGTCCGTTTGTTTCTATATCAAATACTAATTCCATATGTTTGTCCTAGAAAGGTAGTAAACTTTCTGTGTCTTCATGTATTAACTCGCTGTCAGTGTACTCTGATAGTCTACCAGACTCTGAATCATACACTAAAGAAGTAGCTAATCCAACATCTCCTGTGTACCTAGACTTAAGCACACGAAGTTTAGTGGTCCTGGATTCTAATTCATCGTCTGATTGTTGGTTACGTTCTAAAGCAATAACACAATCGGATAACTGACCAATACTATTAGACCCTCGAAGATGGGAAAGACTAACTTCAACACCATTCTCGTGTCCCTTGTTACCATCAACCCGTCTTAAATGAGAGACAAGGATTAGCCCAGCCCCGGTTTCTTCTACTAAACTACGAAGCCTAGTCATAATATTATCAATAGCTCTCCGTTCATCGCCTTCTGCTAACTGACTTACTAACATATGTAGATGGTCAACCACTACCCACTTACAATCACAACCAACAATGAGGTATCTAAGCTTTGCAAAGATATCATCAATCTCGTTAGTCCCAAAGTGAGCATGGATAAATACTTTATCTTCATCAAACATTGTCTTGTACATATGAATCAAAGTATCTTCACTGAACTTGTCTCGCTCTTGGTCAACGTATAACCTAGCGTTAGCTTCAATAGATAGTATCCCATCTACAGTTCTACGCCAATCTTCTTCTAAGGCAATGATACCTACATTATCGTCAGTGTTTTTTACTAACCAATGTTCTAACTCTCTGGTAACACTAGACTTACCTAGTCCTGTACCACCTGTAAGAGTAACGAGTTCTCCTTGTCGCATACCATAAAGCTTATCGTTCAATCCTTTCCAAGGATAAGGAATGCTTTCTTTTCTTTTTCTATTTAAAAAGTCTTCTTGTTTCTCTGATACCCGAATGATTCCACTCGGAGTATAAACCTTAGCATCCCACCATGAAGAGGTAAAGTCTTTGTAGTTACCTTTGATAAGCATGTCGTTAGCATCCTTGTACCCATTGGGTAAGGTAACAACCTTTGCTTTACCAGGTTTTAGAATCATTGCAACTTTCATTGCGGCTTCCATACCAGCCTTGTCTTTATCAAAACATAAGACAACATTGTCAAAGCTTTCTACGTACTCAAGGTTTTCTTTAATGTCTTTGACTGCTGAAGCTGCCCCTCTAATAATAGAAACAACTGCCCACTTACTACCAAGAAGTTCATAGGCTGCCATAGCATCACACTCACCTTCTACAATGGTGAGATACTTACCTCCTTCTTTGAATAGCTGTTGTCCAAACAAACCGACACCATTAGGTGAGACATCAAAAGAAAACTTCTTGTCTCTAATGTATCTAATCTTGTTCGCTGTGAGCTCGTTGTTAATGTAAAGGGGATAGATGTGTTGAGCTAATTGTCCTGCTGAATCATAAACAACCTTTACCCCGTATTTTTCTGCTGTTTCTTTAGCGATATTTCTATCAGAGAGCTTTGCATAAACTCCTCCATGTGCGTTTAATTCTCGTATTGTTTCTTGCATATTAGTTTCTACCTGTTTTGTTTGATATGTTGTTTGTTTATCAAGACTAGGAAAGAACTCATCGCAACTAAAACATTTACCAGAACCATCTTCGTTCTGAGAGAGTGCATCACTGCTCTTACACGAAGGACAGGGCAGGTGATACTTTATAAATTTTAAATTGTTTTCCATGTTTGACCCAAAAAAAAGCTAGGCACAGAATTTAATCTGTGTCCTAGCGTGGTTAGAATTAAGATTCGTCAGTAGTTTCTACTACTTCAGTCTCTTCTGGTGGAGTATCAATATAAGCTTCAGGGCTTTCATTTAGAATGACCTCAAGTCCAGACTGATGTGCTTGTGAAGCATAGTTTAAAGCTTCAACTACTACATTGATTGTTCCTATCTTACTGATAGTAACACTTGCATTATTTTTTCTTTCAGTATCTTCAATCTTAGATACATCATAGACTAAGTTGCCTTCAGCATTATTAATAGTAATAATCATTTAGAATTCCTCACCACCTTCAATAGCTTCAAACTCTGCACCATCTCCGGATTTGTATTGAATCAAATCAAGAACTTGCATAGCTTGAAAGTCTAAGCCTTTGAAGTCTCCGTATTTATTGGATACTTCCCACTCGTTATATTGAATCTTAACTCGTGAGCCATTACCAACCTGTTCATTCATTGGAACTTTAGTACTGTCAAGTAGTAAAGGTGCTTTGCGAACCATTCCATTTGGTCCATTTACTTTACGCTTGATGTTAATAGAACGACCAACGACTTCATCCTGGACTGTTAAAGTTTTAACTTTAAAGCCACGACTTTCAAAATCGTTTGCCACCTCGTCACTTACTACTAAGTCTACTGTATAGACAGGTTCGAACTTAGTGTTCGGTGTCGTTACGTTCGCCCAGTAAGCGATTCCTTCTTGTATTGCCATATTAAATTACTCCTATATTGACATTGTTGTGATACAATTATACATGTTGTTGACCGATTAGTCAACCCCTATTCTTCAATATCTCTCAAAATATCTTCTAATGATATAAAAGAATTCTCAAAGAGAGTTATTAAAAACTTTTCACCTTGCCGTAGTACCTCGTAAGATACTTTGTTAGCATAAAAATCTTCGTAGTTTTGAGTAACATACTCCTCAAACTTAGCCATCTGTTCCTTATCAAACTCTACCTGGTTTGAAGAGTCAGTTTTATTTAAGTCGTTTACATTAGACTCTTGCAACATCCGTTCATATATATAGTTCATTAGTCTTCCTCGATTTTAAAAATCATATCGACATTACGAATTATATCAGCAAGAGCATGTGCTTCTTTGATATCAATATCACCATACTCAAACAAACTTTGAACACCTTGCTTGGCATTTTTAAAATCATCTTTAATCCATCTGAGCCTGTGTTCAGGAACTTTAATTGTTATAGTTTTCTCTTTCATTTACCTTGCCCTCTATATTTTTTATAGTTAGCTTTCTGATTCTTGTTCATAGTTGAGGTGCTAACGTTACCTCCACCTTGGCTGGTCTTCTTACCTCTGCCTTTAGTAGCAGAGATGTAAGCCTTTAATGTTTTAGTCTTCGCCATATCTATTCTCCTCTATTGTTCCTTTACGTTTGTCTCGGTACTCTGTAATCCTTCGACCATCTGCATAGTCAACTGTTTGTTTATACCAGAGACCGTCTTTATATCTAGTGTCAACAGCTGTGATTTGTTTAGCTTGTTTTTCTAGCTCAAGTATTTGTCTTTGTCGTTCAACAGCATCATTGTGCTCTGTCATTTTTATTCTCCTGTTTAAACTTTGGTCTATTGTAAATATCTAAATGCCGGGGCAGTTGAATCTTATTGTTCTCAATTAAGTACAACCATATAGCATACATAGCAATTAAAGAAACAATTCCTGTTATGAAAAAGAAAACTTCCATTATATTTTTACTCCTAAAGTTTTATGAACTCTATCTTCAAACAAACTAATATGCTTTAAGACTTCTTCTTGTTCTCGGTGGGTTAAGTTTTCAATGAAACCAGGAATATAATCCGTGGGTTTATCAAACAATTTCTTTAAGTGTTCAGATACACTATGCTTTGCTAAAGTCTTAGCTGTTACTTTATTATTGTTATATGTAATCATAATACTACTCCTTTAATTTAATAGATTGTAAAGGATGAGTTAAGCTGTGTCAACTTGTACTTCTATTATATCTTTAACATAAATACTACCCATCTCATCAAAGAATCCTACCTCACTAGCTTTTAAATCAACAAGCAGTGTGCTCTTGAATCCCCTGCCTTGCTTGATACTCTCCATTGAGTATGCAGTACACTCACCTAAACCATTGTTTACCAATAGCTTAGTACCTTTTTTTATTGTCTCAAATCTTTCTATCATATTGCTCTCGCTATTATATTATTGTTAATTACAAAACCAGAAGTATCCTTCTTAGCTTTGCCCTTTGCTTTTAGCCCAACAATTACATTGGGTTCATCTAAAAATCTCATGTCGTGGGTGTCCCCATCAATCACTTTAAATCCCTTGAACATGACAGGTAAATCTTTATCTCTAAAGACTACTGCTATGTTGTACTTAATCTTTTTAATCAGCTCACTGTAGGTTGGACTCGCTTCTGAATAGCTCCAAGTTAAATGATAGTTAGGGATGTGGTCTACTTTTCTTGTTGGTATCTTAGTGTAATCATAGAACTGTATCTGTGGAAACATTGCAAAGATGTTGTCGTGTCCTTCAACCTTAATAGTTTCCCATTGAATATCAGATGTTCCGTTTAATCTAATGGCTGGTTTCTTACCCTTCCTATCACAAGCTCTAACAAAAGTATGAATATCTTTAATCAAAGCAGCCATGAAAGTTTCTCTGTCGTTGAGATACAGCTCTGTCTTACGCTGTCTTGCATCTTGAATAACATTACTTGTCTCACCTTTTTTAAAGATTCCACCTCTACCAGAAGTATTTAAACAAGCAGTCTTACAACCTGCTATGTCTTGGTATGGACATATCTTTGTATTGATAGGACTGAGATGCATCACCACATTCCAATAAGTTTCTTGAAGTTTATTACCCTTGTCAAGTTTAGGGTTGCTGTTCACTGATATTAATTTATACATCTTGATTCTCCCGAGCCATGTGCTCATAGTCTTTTGTTGATAGTGCTTGACTACAGTATTGAGATAGAAACTCTATCATAGTTATAGGTAAGGGTCTGTCAATATTGTCATAGCAATACTGAAGACAGTCATCCTCTAAGTCTGGTCGACCTTCAATGACCCATAGTTCATGAACGTTATCTCTCATGTTGTCCATCATTGTACTGTTTATTTCATTACTCATACTAACTCTCCATAATTTGCATCATACAAATGTTCTTCACTTGCCCATTTCATATCAACCTCACCATAGTTACAGCCATCTTCTGTGATAACTCTACCATCTTTCAAGGTGATGTGTAGGTGTGCCCACTTACCACACTCTACCTCTTTGATATCGTCCGTTACAAAGTTGTTAGCGTCTGCTATCTCTTGTATATCAAAGCTTATGGTGTGGTCAAATGTCATCTCAACAAACCTTACATTCTTTATATTAGTATTCATTTTTATTCTCCTTTAATTTCTTCAACAGCAATAGTTTCTTCGTCTTGATAGCCATACTGTAATCCATTGCCTGTTGAAACTTCGCTATTGCAATCGTATTCACCAAAATCAACAATCTCTCTAGCATCTTGCTCGGTTTCAGCTTGAACAGTTATTTCTGAAAACCCCGTCCAACTTGTAGTTACTTTAAATGTTTTCATTTTTGTGCTCCATTTTCTAATTTAAATTCGTCAGTAATATTACCCCATTGGTTTGCCATTGCAACTGCAATGCCTTCAAAGGTTTTACTTCTAACATGACTACGCTCAACCTTGGGCAGCTTAAAGGTATCGTAATGAAACTTGTTCATCATCTTACCATTCTTCATTTTAACCATCTCTGGTTCAACAACATCTGTGTGTTTTAACTTCGGAAGATTCTTTAACCAAAGGCAAGTTGTCTTCATGGTTGTATGTCCAAAGTGAAAAGGCTGAATGATTTGCTCGGGCTTTCTAATCTTGGTTGAGATTACACTAACAGGATTTTCAATACAGATACGTTCAATAGGTGCATCCATAAGTTTCTGTACAAAATCCAAGGCTTCCTCTTGTAACGACCAAGGCTTACGACCTTCTGTAAACCAACGAGCACCACTCACAGCTAAGTGAGTACAAGGAGGATGAGCAATCATCAAGTCCCAACCCTCGTTGATAATTTCAAACACATCTTGTTGATAGTGTCTCTGTCTGTATCCACTCATCTTATTATTAAGATACTTGCTTTCACAAGGTAAGATATCACAGCTGTATGCATCATGACCTAGTTTAAGAAACTCATCACGAACTGCACCACTATACTCACACGCTACTAATACTTTCATTTTTTTCTCCCATGTTTTACTAAAAATTTAAGTTCTTCATCATCATACATACCATCACAAGACAAACAAATATTAAAACCTGCTTGTTCTTGAATGTTACGCTCGTCTTCCGACTTGTTACAGAGTTCGCAATGGTTCATGTTTAACTCCTGGTTTTAATTACGATAGATTCTTGGAGGTCTTCTTCGTACTCATTTATTAAATGGTTTAGAGTAGATACTTCTTTTCTAATTTCTTGCAGTCTAGTTAATCTTGCATGTTCTGCTTTTACTTTATTATCATAATCAGATTTCTCATCGATGTAAAGTGCAAGTCGTTCTGCTTTATCCAAAGGCATACTATCGTACCAACCTTTACCCCTTGCTCTGTATCTAAATTTATATCTAGTAGTAAGGAAAGCATTAGCTTTTAACCATTGACAAACTTCATACCCCGTAGTCAAAGGTTTATCTAAAGGACCAGTTGGAATATCCAAAGGATTTCTAGGTGCACCTTTGAAAGCTGTTGAATTAGTTTTCATATCAATTTTGTATTTCATATTTACTCCTTGTTTTAATTAATAAAAGTGTCAGTCTTTAATATGGAACTGACAAACCATACCTACTCTACCTAGCAGGTCGTAAGCCTAGTGATACAGCAAGGGTAGCTTTATCCTTACTAACT